TTGGTTATGAAGATACTTATACAGGAAGTTTTACAGAACGTCGAGCGATTATCTATACGTTAAATTTTACAGCTAAGGCTTATGTTTATGGTCCAGTTACTACATCGAAGCCAATTACAAAGGCAGAAGCTACTGTGTATGCAGATTTGCAAGACAAGGCACCACCTAGAGTTGCAAGAGTTACAGAACAGGCAATTGGTACTCCTGATGCAGATGATAATTTTGGTTTTAATGAAACAATTAGTGAATGGGTGGACGGATGATAAAGAATATTGATGCGAGAATTGATGACGTACTAGGAATAACATCTGAAATAAAACAAGAGATACTTGACCCAAAACCGCTTGTACCAAGGCCTAACGATACTTTAGATGAGGCTGATGCAGATTATAAGTATAGTCGTGAAAACTTCTACAGCCTCGTTGAGCGGGGTCAGGATGCGGTGGACGGCATACTTGAACTAGCCAGAGAGAGTGAGCACCCCAGAACGTATGAGGTGGCAGGTCAGTTAATTAAAACTGTTGCAGAAGTCGCAGAAAAATTAACAGACCTACAGGAAAAGATGAAACGTCTTAAAGAACTTCCTGCACACGCACCTAAGAGTGTTACTAATGCTCTGTTTATTGGTTCTACAAAAGAACTGCAAAATCTTTTAAAAGATAAGAGTAATGGATCAGACAAATTACAAAGGTAATCCCAATCTAAAACCGGCTGCTATTGAGCACGCTTATACTGAAGCTGAAGTAAAAGAATTTATAAAGTGTGAGAAAAATCCTGCATACTTTATAGAAAACTATGTAAACATAGTCAGTATTGATGAGGGGTTAATCCCATTTAAACTCTACGATTTCCAAAAGGAAATGGTAGGAACTTTTCATAGTAATCGGTTTACTATCTGTAAACTGCCGAGACAGTCAGGCAAATCAACTACGATTATATCATATCTTATTCACTACGTCATTTTTAATGAGGCGGTGAATGTAGCTATTCTTGCTAACAAGGCCGCAACAGCGAGAGACTTGTTAGGGAGATTTCAACTTGCATACGAGCATCTACCAGAATGGATGCAACAGGGGGTAATGAATTGGAACAAGGGTTCACTGGAGTTAGAGAATGGTTCTAAAATTATTGCGGCGAGTACGTCCGCATCTGCGGTTCGTGGTGGTTCATATAATATTATTTTTCTTGATGAGTTTGCTTTTATTCCCTCCAATATAGCCGAACAGTTTTTTAGTTCAGTCTATCCTACGATTACTGCTGGTCAGACATCGAAGGTGATTATTGTATCTACACCACATGGAATGAATATGTTTTACAAGATGTGGATGGATGCAGTAAATGATAAGAGTGAATTTATACCAATTGAAGTACATTGGAGAGAGGTGCCTGGTAGAGATGATGCATGGAGAGATCAGACAGTAAAAAATACAAGTGAACAACAGTTCTTACAAGAGTTTGAGTGCTCGTTTCTTGGTTCTATTAATACGCTTATATCACCTACAAAAATTCAAACTATACCTTATGCAGATCCAATAGAATCTAATGCTGGCTTTGATGTACATGAGAAACCACAAAAGGATGCTATGTATTGTATATGTGTGGATGTGGCTAGGGGTGGCCAAAATGATTATTCGGCATTTACTGTAATAGATATTTCTACAGTCCCTTATAGATTAGTTGCAAAGTATAAAGATAATGAAATAAAACCTCTACTGTTTCCAGAAATAATTTACAATATTGCTAAGGCCTATAATGAAGCCTATCTTCTGATAGAGATTAATGATATTGGTGCTCAGATAGCTGATGCATTACATTATGATTTAGAATATGAAAATGTTATTATGAGTCAAATGCGAGGTAGAGCTGGTCAAGTAATTGGTAGTGGGTTTGGTGATGGTAAAAGTGATTTAGGAATTAGAACAACAAAGGCAGTAAAGAAGGTGGGATGTTCTAACCTTAAACAACTTATAGAATCTGATAAGTTGATGGTAGAAGATTTTGATGTTATTGTTGAACTTTCTAATTTTATACAAAAGGGAGCATCATATGAAGCTGACGAGGGAGCTACAGATGACTTAGTGATGTGTTTGGTATTCTTTGCATGGTTAGCCAACCAACCATATTTTAAAGAATTAACTAATGAAGATATACGACATCGTTTATTTGATAGTCAAAAGAAAGCTATAGAACAAGATATGTCACCTTTTGGATTTATAGTAGATGGTATAAATCGTACAGAGAAATCAGCTTTTACAGATCAAGATGGTGATTACTGGGTGCCCACAGATGCACCAGATTTCTTTGATGAAGAAAGATATTAAAATTCTACACCTAAAGATAAATCATAACTGGCTTTAATTGCACAGTTCCAACATCGGATATCAGATTCACCTATAAGTCTTTGGATTTCAGTTTGAGCCTTGTGTTTCTTACCATGTCTTAAATTAAGACTTCTAATTTTTCTGTGATGGGGATAAAACATTAGAGCTACTTGTTCGCTTTCTCCACAGTATTGACAACTTTTATGAACAAAACGGTTAAGAAGTGAAGTTCTCCTACCGTTTCGTCCATCGTTTTTAGGTTCAACTAACATGATTGTGCATCTCTTTTCTCTATTTATTTATATGTAATGCACACCTATGTTATTTGAAAAACGAGTATTTTATAAATAACTAATGAAGATTGAAAGAATTTATATCATACTGAATAAAGTTAGTGACGAGGGAGACTGTCCCGGAAGCACTAAAATAAACCTTTAGGGGAGAAATAAAATGGCTGATTTAGTTTCGCCGGGTGTACAAGTAAAAGAAAAAGATTTAACAGCTTCAGTACGAAGTGAGCCAACTAGTATTGGTGCTGGTACAATTGTTGCTGATTGGGGTCCCATGAATGAAGTTATTACAATTTCAGATGAAACTCAGTTAGTAGATATTTTTGGTAAGCCTAATGTTATCAATTATGAATATTGGTTTAGTGCGGCAAATTTTTTAAACTATACAAGCACTCTAAGATTAGTAAGGATGGAAACCACTGGTGTAAAAAATGCCGGTGTGTCGGGTACAGCTGTACTCATACCTAACACTACATCATATGAAGTTGGTGATGGTACTCAAGGTCCGTTTGCTGATGGTTCGGCTAACGTAGGACAATTTGCTGCTCGTTTTCCGGGCTCGCTGGGTAATAGTCTTAAAGTATCTGCGTGTTGGACTGGTGCTGGATATTCAAAGGCTACAGGTGCTGGTGCTGGTGCAACCGGTGTTGTCGCTTCTGGTGGTACGTTAAACACAGTCACTGTAACATTTGGTACTGGTGAAGGTGCTAACTGGGTAAAGGGAGATATTATGTCTTTCCCAACTATTGCTGTTGAGAAAGGACAAAAATACTCTGTTGTTTCAGTAGCTGGTGAAGTAGTTACAATTAAAAGATATCCTGTTGTTAATGCAGTAGGTTTTAAAACTACTATTCCTGCTACAACCGTAGCAACAAAAACATGGCAGTATTACGATCAATTTGATGCTGCCCCAGCAACAACTAGTTGGTGTAAAAATATGCAGCAGGGCGCCACAACTGGTCTTGATGAAATGCATATCATCGTTGTTGATGAAGATGGAGATATTACTGGTGTATCAGGTACTATTTTAGAAAAATATGAAAGCTTGTCAAAGTTTGCTGGTGCTGTAACTGATAGTGGTGATAATAACTATTGGTGGGATGCAATTTATATTGGTTCAAGTTACATCTATGTAATGGATGATCCAGCTGGGACTCTCACAAATTGGGGCGTAGCTCCGAATCCTGATGGTACAACAGCAATGGTGCCAACAGCCGCAAGTCAAACATCCAGTTTGAGTGGTGGTATTGCTAGTGTAGCACCTACAGATGGCGAACGCATGGCAGCGTTTGATCGTTTTGAAGATCCTGACGAAGTGGATATGAATCTACTTATAGCGGGTCCCGCTTCTGTTAATGGTGCAAGTTCTACCACACTAGCTGTTGATCTGATAGATTTGGTAGAAAAACGGAAGGATGCAGTTGTATTCCTTTCACCGCATAGAGATGCTGTTGTCAAGGTGGCTAATAGTTATACACAGGCCACGAATGTAACAACTTGGGCTGATTTGATTTCAAGTTCATCTTATGCTGTCATTGACAGTGGTTATAAAAAGATGTATGACAAGTATAACGATGTTTTCCGTTGGGTACCACTCGGCGCTGATATCGCTGGATGTTGTGCAAGAACAGATGCCGTTGAAGATGCATGGTGGAGTCCTGGTGGCTTGAACCGTGGTCAGATTCGAGGTGCTGTTGAACTTGCGTTTAATCCTACTCAAACTCAAAGAGATGAATTATATCGTAAGAGAGTAAATCCGGTAGTAACTTTTCCTGGAGAAGGAACAGTACTATGGGGCGATAAAACGGCTCTGGCACAGAACAGTGCTTTCAGTCGCATTAATGTTCGGAGATTGTTTATTACAATCGAAGAAGCAATTGCGAAGGCTTCTCGTA